CACGAATATTAGAAGAATGAGTTTTCCTTTCCTCAAATGTGTATGTTTCTTTAAAAGGCTTGGAAACCTTTGATTTTGTTTCAGGTATATCACTCATTATAAATAATATATATTAAATTTTTAATATATATTATTTCAAATTTATTTTGATAGGAATAATAAAATATAATTTAAGTTCCAACCAACAATTCAAACCATATTAAACATTATTTTCTATTACTATATAATGGTCTTATTTGCCTTAACCAATATAACAATGGACATTACATTGGGTGTAACTTGGTGGGTTGTAAAGAACGCTGTATATGGGACCTACTGTTTAGGGTCATATTTATTTTGCACAACTGAACCTCCAAAAGAGGATAAGGAAATGCTTGAATTAAAGTATCAAATCGCTGAATTAAATAAGAAACTTGACCGTATCAGTAGTATGAATGATTTAACCATCGCACAACCACAGCAACCAAGTGAAAATACTCAACCTATTAAAAATGATGAACCTGATTTAATATGTGATGTTAAATCTCATGTGGATGTAGAAGATGCATTCGTATTAGTAGATGAATAATTGCAAGAACACCTCACATTTTAATCACTTATTTTTTTAAATAAATAATAAGGATAATTTATTATTTTTTCTTTATTATCAGGTGTATATTTATGAACGAATCCGGAATCTTTATTTACTGTATCAACTATCGTATATTTTTCTTTAAATATATCTGTATCAGTAAATGCAAATTTTGAATTATATATACAGAGATAACCATTTTTAATTACTAATTTATTTATTATATGGATTGTTTCATTAAATGTATCAAATGTATATTCACCATCTTTCTCAGGCCACCTGCATAATACGGACATTACAAATACTAAATTAAATTGACAATGTAATTGAACCATTTTATCAATATTATCAAAATATTTAATATTTGCTATTTTATTATTTTTATTATTTTTTGCGATAATGTTTTTATTTATATCTAATCCGACTATTTTACTATTTTTAAAATATATTTTATTTAAAGTTATACATTCTTGCCCAGTTGAACAACCAAATGATAATATTGTTTTTGGTTATTTAATAATATTCGCACATTCCATAAATATTAATGGATATCTATTATAAAAAGTTGTATTACTTTTTTGATTTAATTTCATATTATTATACTTTAGATTTGAAACAACAATATTGATATATTCTATATATATTTAACAATAATGTTACACCACTAACTACCAGCACTAAATTATCTTCCGCAAAACACCCGTGAATCATAAGTAACAAATTAGCAAGCATTGCAACTGCTACAGAATGTATTGATATACCATTTACATCTTTTGTGTTATGTGTATGCATTACTTGTATAATCGCATACATTATAGTAATAACTGCTGCAGTTATAGATACATATATATCTAAATGTTTATAATTAGAAAGTCTATTCATTAAAATCATTTATAAATTATTTATAAAAAAATTGATAAAAATAATGTATATTACCTATATATATTATTTTTAATGATTTCTCAGTTTATGAAGGATAATATGGACAAGCTTTTTAATGCTTGTCCTGATTTTGACGCGCAAATAACAACGCTTTTTGAAAGCCATCTTATCAATCCAATTGTTCCTACTAATATGGAGGAGTGGGTTGAGTATGTATTGGTGTTCGACCAAGTTATTCGTCACGTGAATCGTCATACAAACAAGCAATACACGCCACCAGATGATTTTATTCCAATGTGTTATGCAAAGTTTAATGAGTATGAGGATAAGATGGATGATTTCCAGTTTATGTTTTCCCTGATGCCCATCCGTCATACGCACAAGTATAATGATGTTATGTTTGTGGCGCGTGTTGCGTGGAAGAGATTGGAAAACACTAATTCTCCCCAGATTAAGAAGTATTTGGAGGCTACTTATATGCGTTATATCAAGTGTAACAATGACAATGAACAATTGTATATTCAAATATACGAACCATTTGATGATATCATACACACAATTCTCGATAAGAGGTGTCATCCATATGTTCCAAATAATATTAACCATATTGATATCACTACTATGAAGGATTATCTGGCACACCATAATATCAAGCCGGATGATACTATTATTTTGTCTCTCAGCGGTGGTGTTGATTCAATGGTTTGCAGTTATCTGCTCCATATATTAAAGCAAAAGTTCATCGCATTGCATATCAATTATAGCAATCGCGAAGAGTGTCCTATCGAGGAAGCGATGCTCAGATACTGGTGTGGATTTCTAGATGTCCCGTTGTATATTCGCAAGATTGATGAGATTAATCGCCCCAAGTGTATGACGTATAATATGCGCGATACATATGAGGATTACACCAAGCAGGTCCGCTATAGTGCATATATTAATACTGCCATTGAAAATAACATTGATAATATTCACATTATGTTGGGGCACAATATGGATGATAGTATTGAGAATATCTTCTCAAACATTGCATCAGCATCTAATCTGGATAACTTATATGGAATGACACCATATTCCACGCAATCATTCCGCGATAAGAATATCACTTTCTTGCGCCCCTTGTTGTCTACCTGGAAGGAGACTATTTATGAAATTGCGGAAAAGGCTAATATTCCATTCTTTATTGATTCAACTCCAAGTTGGTCTCAACGTGGAAAGTTTCGCGATGAAGTTCTACCCATTCTCACCAAGTGGAATCCATCATTTGTAACTGGATTGACACGTACCGTGAACATTATAAATGAAACCGACAAGTGTCTTTCAAAGGTTATCAATAATAATATTCCGACATTTAATACCATTGATGATGTACCAACTGAAACGATTTATTGGACTAAGAAGTTTCGCTATTTGAAGATTAATGTATCTTCCAAGTCAATTAAGGAATTTATCACAAAGATTGTATTCTTCCAAAAGCACCCTCAAAAGTTGGTTCTGAATGTTCTTAATAAGTGTAATCTTAATAAGGATACTCAGTTGGTGATTGTTAAGAGACGCGAAAATATTGAATTTATATTGTCATAGTTTAGTTTATTTATATTTAATGTTTATAGTATTAGGTTTTACTACTATAAGTCGCAATGGTGATTTAGTATGGTCAAGTCATTATATGGAAAATACAATAGATGCGATATGCGATATACTGGATAAATATCCGAATAATATTTCATTCACTCTAGATAATATAATAAGGCATAGTTTCATACCATTTAACACCAAAACACGAATTGTTAAAAAATATATGAAAATGAAAATTTATATGGGGTCAAGAACAACCAAATATTTAAAACAAGATGATTTTATAAATACTTTTACATATAATCAATATGTAAATTATTTGAATATGCTAGGACTAAATGAAAATATTGAAAAATGTAATATTTAATACTTATTATTAATATTTAATGTTTTCAATAATAATTAAAACAAACAATAATTTGCATTATTATCATACTTTTGATATTAATAATGTAGATGAATTAGTAAATATTATTAAAAATGCATCTAACCAATATAATTTTAATAGTGTTATAGATTGTTATCATATATCAATTCCTATGTTATCAGTATTTATTAAGTTATTAATGAAAGATAAAAAATATTACAAAAAGAAAAAGCAAATTATATTTGATAAAAATAAACTAATATATGTTTCCAATTTAGGCTTATATAAAAATATTGAAAAAATAACCATATAAAATGTATCATTTATTTATAATGCTCCGAGTATTTGTTGATGCCAGTTTTTCGCCAATTACAAAACGCGCAGTTGGATGTTATCTTTATAATAATACTATGAACTATCACTATATGGAGAATACACACAATACCCAAGCGGAAATTGAAACGGTTCTTATGATGATGCATAAAATGCCTTATGATAAGAACATTACTGTTTATACCGATTGTATGGCAGTAATTAAGATTTACAAAGAAAGGTTTCTTGACCAACAACTTACTCCACCACGAGATGCGCTTCGTTCATTGATGCTACTTCATACTAATATTTTATTTGAAAAGATTGATGGACATACCAAATCATCACTAAAAGATGCAAATGATAAACTATTTTCACAGGTTGATAAGGCAGCCCGTGCGGGGCTACGTAAGAATAATACTGTAAACTGATGATATTCTTTTACCATTTACTCGTTCCACCATATGATACTCTCTTGCATCAAAAAAAATATATGTATTTTTAATTGCTTTTATTTTATAACCATCTGCAAATACTAAATCACCGCCGATAAATTCATCATTTTCATAAACAACTAATGTATAATCTATATGTTTTGATTTATATAAATAATATTTATTATCCAGATGAATATATCTTTCTGTATTTTCTGTTGGTGGATTATTCATTTTAATCACTTGACAATGGTCTATATGTCCTTTCATATGATTATTTTCTATAATTCTAATTATTTTATTAATTTCTATATTGTTATATTTTATCGATTTTCTATTTAATATATCAATTATAATATCTTTAATTTCTCCATTTATAATTCCATTTTCTCGCATATCAATAAAAGTATTCATTTTGCCATAATTATATAATCGATCCATTATATTTAATAATAAAATCATTTTATAATGAATAATAATGGGTATACCCACTTGGTGTGATATCTTATCTCAATATTCAGAAGACTATAAATCGGAATTAGATAAAATTGACAAACAAATACAAACTATATATGAAAAAAGAATAACAGAATATATCAAGAAATATTATATATCAATAATAGAGTCAAAAATAATTAGTATAGAGTTATATGACCATAATAAGACTTTCAGAAAATATTTATTAGAATCAATTAAGACATTATTAATTGCAAATGGATATAATGTTATTAAATATGAATATTATGAAAATTATAATAAAGAGGAACAATTATTTATCCAATATTGTTTTTATTCAATTGAGTAAACATATATATAACAATTGATAAATGTTGTGTGCGCAATATAAATAATCAGTATAGTTATATTAATTTATTTATAATGTCGATTCCTACATATGATACATTAAAGAAAGAGTATATGGATGAGTTAATTTTTAATAATAGAATGGATGAATTAAATAGTTCTAGACTAGTTACTGATTATATTGACCTTATGGCACAGACCGTTAAAATGAACAGAGATACGATTGTCACAAATAGATATAATTTTACAATCCCAATTCGTGTTCAAGATTTGAAAGTATTAAAAGACCCGGCTTATTTGTGTAGAGATATCACTACATTTTTCAAACAATATAATTATAATTTTGCAAGTAGATATAATTATGAGCGCCATACATGTGAATTTAATTGGGTATGGGACAGAGACCATTATTAATGCATTATTTAATTCCGTATAAATTTGGATATGTATGTCTCGCTTCGCTCAACATCCATATGAGCCATTATATGATATCATAATAAAATGCCGTATAAAAATGGATATGTATGTCTCGCTTCGCTCAACATCCATATGAGTCATTATATGGCGCCGAAGGCGGAGGAAAAAATAATTTCATTTAATAATACCATTAGTTAATGAAATTATAAAAAATGAGAAATATTAAACAAATCACAGAGTCATATCACGGATTGTTATAATAGTATCAATTATAAATTTAGCATTGTGTGATATTGGCATTGTGTGATATCATTGTGTGATATTGGCATTGTGTGATATCATTGTGTGATATTGGCATTGTGTGATATCATTGTGTGATATTGGCATTGTGTGATATCATTGTG